AGCCTGCCGAAACCGGCGAGTGCCATCCGCCCGGCGCCACCCATGAAGGCTGCCGACCACGAACTTGTGCCACGGCAGCAACTCAAACGGCAGGCCAGCCTTCGCGCCTTCGGTGATTGACAGAACCGCCGGGAAAAACCCGATCTTGCGCTTGGCAATGTCCGACCGATAAACCAGACCGCGCTTCGGCCCGTTCTCGATATCATCGAAATGCCGCTTGCACGCGGCCTTCACAAACTCCCCTGCAACAATCTTCCCGGACAGCACGCCATCGGCGTAGGCCGTCGCGTCATCCGTTTTTGACAGGTTTGAGATACTCATCCGCAGCCATCCTGGCTCGCGCCTTTCGATCTATTTTCGTGACGGAACCGCGCCGACGCGGCGGCAAGCCGAGCTCGCCTTCGATCCGGTCAAGGTCGGAAGCCGCCTCGCGCATGGCAGTCCACCATGGCGACGGTCTCGCAATCGCTGTCTTACTGCCCCGCTTCGGAGGAATAACCATCCCCTTGTCGGCAACCTCGCGATGGGCCTTTTCGTACTGAATTCTGAAATTGACACACCGCGCCATCATCGCCGCGTTCTCCGGCGCCAGCGTTCCCGCTTCCCGCAAGGCCCGCTCAATCTGTTGCCAGTGCTCGCGCGCCATCCCCATGTCGAGTGGGTCCGAATAGGTCATTGCCCAGTCGGGCTCCGGCGCGATCTGGTTTCCGCCTTCAATTGCCTGCATGCACTTCACCCCCTACGGGGGTGGCTCCAACTTTTAAGTTCTGTTTTAGGTTTCGGTGCAAACGGAGGTACCGCGCCGGTCCGCTCGATCAATCGCCCAAGGTTTTAACCTCCCCCCTCTATGGGGTTGGACGGTTCCATGGGTGATTGGGGTCGCGAGGGCGGCCTTCTGGTGTCGATCCCTTGATGATGCCAGTACGCTCGTATGACTGGATTGCGCCATCGTGGTGAGGCTTGCATACTGACTGGTGGTTACTGCTGTCTATGAACAGTGACCAGTTACCCTTGTGAGGGGTGATGTGGTTAACGACGGTGGCGGGCACCACCTTGCCGTCCTGTTTGCACATGCAGCACAGAGGGGCGATGGATAGCTGCAGGCGGCGTGCGTCCTGCCATGCCTTGCCCTTGTACCACTTACGATAGGATGCGGCCTCTGGGCTGCGGTAGTCTGGCCTTGGCATGTGGTGCTGGCCTTGTGGAGCGATGTCGGTATGCCGATATCGGGGAATGGGGATCAGGCCCGGGACTTAATCCCGGTATTACGTTTCCGCTTCATCACCACGCGGGCCATCATGTGCAAGCCCTCGCTCCGGTTCTGTCGGTCATCGTCCTGAAGGGGTGGTGCCGGGTTAGCGCGTTAAGCGCGGGCTTCTGGACACTATCAACAGTCGGCCAGTGTCCCCGGCATGAAACAGAAACGCCCAGACTGGTTAGGTCCGGGCGCAACAATCTATTGGTATCACGTCATGCGCTTATTCGGGGGGACGTGTCAAGCCACTAATCCACAGGCGGCACCCTGCGGTAAATGCAGGTGACGGCAAGAGCAATGTATTCGGGGATGGTGGCGCCGTCCTTTTCGTAGGCGGCAAGGCTGTTCCGGGAAATGCCAAGACGTTCGGCAAAGGCCGACTTTGACATCTTTTCAGCCTTGCGGATCATGATGAGGGTGGCAGGGGTCATGAAGTCGAGAACTCATACCCCTTGCTGCGCCAAGAGGCACAGATTTCCGCCATCTCATTGGCGTTTGCGGGGTAACGAGTATGGCCAGAAACATCAAGGCCACTGACAGGGTGAGATCCTTTGGTCACCGTGATCTTGAGGCCAGCGGCTTGGCGTTTCGCCATCGTGGCTTGGATAAGGGCGTTTACGTCCATGGCTTTCCCCTTTATTCGGCGTGGGCGGCGGCGAAGTCGCGGCGGGCAAGCTCGGCGCGGGCATAGAAACCGCGAGCGCCGGACTTTGTGGCCTCCTCACGCAAGGTTTCGTTGCTGTACATCCGGGCGGCGGCTTCAAACTGGTAAGATTTCATGGCTTGATTTCCTCTTGTCTGTCTATGCGTTCAATATGCACAAATCAGTGCATCTTGTCAAGCCTTATAGTTCAAATAGGCGCGATTTCCTACGCTCTCTCCCGCAGGTCCGGTCTATCTTGTGGACGGTCTCCCCGGTGATAGCTGGCGCGCATGTGGCGCGGTCCCATGTAGTGCAGCACGAGGGCGTCGAGGGCCGCTTTCAGCAGGGTATAGGCGGCAAGGCGGGCGTCCTTTGGGTCTTTCATGCCCATGTGTCGCATGGCGTACACGGTGGCTGGCATGTCGAGAAGCACCATGTCGGTGAGGGGATGGCAGTGGATAGGACCGACGGAGCGGCTTGCCTTGGCCCATTCCTGCGCAAATTCCATCTGGCGGATGATCGACGGCTCGGGGTTCCCGCCATCCACAATGACGCGACCAGGGTCCACCACGCCAGAGGCGGCAAGGCCGGACTTGTACCAGTGGGCATAGTACCGCTTGCCGCACTCGTACTGATCGCCGTCGATCATACTACGGGCCTGCATGTGTTCGAGAATGTCGCCATCGGTGAAGCGAACGGCCGTGCGGCCCTCATCCGTCTTGTGAGTTGACACGGCATCACCGGCCTTGCGGGCGCGCTCGGGCGTCGGCATCTCGCCGGTCCAAGGTTCCATGGGCGGGGCTTTGGGCTTGCGCTTGGGTTGTTTCATGCCGTCACCGCCTCATGTTCAACTGCTTCGAAAAGGCCGACGGAAAGCCATTGCCAATTGCCGTCAATCGCAATCCATTGCCCGTGGGAATCCTCGCCACGCATGGTGACGGTGGAAGCGGGATCGCATTCCGACGCACCACGGCGCCGGATGCGTTGCCCGACTTTGAAAGGGTGGCTGGTACGCCAGTCCGTCATGCCAGCACCCCGTCGAAATGTTTCATGTGGGGGACATTCAGGCCACCTTCATTTCGTCTGGCGGCACAAGCGACGGCGTGGTGATTTCCGACTGCGCTTCGAGGAAACCCGTCTTGCGGCCTTCCCGTTTGTAGTGAGCAATCCATGCGGCGAATTCGGGCGTCCCGTTCTTGACGATGCAGGCGATCTTGCCGGGGTTTTGCGTCGATTGCAGTTTGCCTGCGATGGCTTTGAGGCTTATGGATTGCGCCTTTGTCAGTGTTTCCGCCCATTTGATCGAGTGCAGAAACTCGACTTCCCAGTCGGTGAGGCTGGCGGTTTTGTCGCGAAGATACCCCTGCGCCTCCTCCCAATGCTTCGGGTCTGGCGCGCGCGCGTTCTCTCTCTCTTTTTCTGTATCTGTATCTGCTTCTGTATAGTTGGGCATTTGCTCAACATGTGTTGACGGTTTGCTAGTCTTGCGTTGCGCTTTTGCTTCTGCAGATGCCTTGCCAGCCTTGGCGCGTGTTTCGCTCTTGCTGCGCACCTTGGCGAGTTCCGCTTCGATGCGCCCATGGCTCCATTCGCCGTCAACCTCTTCGAAGAACGGAGCGATGGCAGGCTTTACCGCCGACCATTCCTTTGCCGTGAGGCGGGCGATCCGACACAATTGGCCGTCACCTGCAGGCAAGGCCGATCCCCGCTGCCAATAGTTCATGATCAGCAGCAGGTATGCGCCATGCTCCAGTGTGGACAGGTGGCTTGTGTCGGCCAGGTAGTCGGCAACGAACAATGGGATGTAGGGCAAGGCGCTCATGCCGCGTTTGCGGTCCCCATGGCTTCAAACAGGCTCGCGCCCTTGGCTTCGATGCTGTCGAGGTGCTCACATGCCTTGCGCCAATAGCCGGGCTTCAATTCGACACCCACGAACTTGCGGCGCAGATTGAGCGCGACATAGCCCTCGCTGCCGATCCCCATGAATGGCGACAGCACCACGTCACCTGGATTGCTCCAGAGGACAATCGCTCGCTCGATCAAGTCAAGCTGCAGAGGGCAAAGGTGCTTTTCGTCTTTGTCATCTTTCGCCACCCGCACATTGAGAGTGTTCGTTTGCTGAATATCCATCCAGACGGGGCTCGCCCATTGTTGCCATTGCGAGACAGGGAATTCCTCTGCCGTGTGGCCAATCGGTTCCTCATTGTCACCTGGGGCTTTGAACACGCACAAATAGTCAGGCATTCCAGCCCGGCTTTTGCTGCTGTCCTTTTTCAATTGCATGTGCAGCAGCCCGTTGGCCTTGGTGCGTGTCATTTCCACCACGGGATCTTTCCAGATCGTGACGCGGGAATGCAAAGTGAAGCCGTGACGCTCATGGGCACGGATAATGTCGCCTGAAAAATCCTTGATGCCGATCTTGCCGTCTTTCCACTTGCGGAACGGCAAATCGCTGCAATGTACGGCAGTGAGGCGGCCGGGCTTGGTGACGCGGGCCATTTCGGCGATGAGGAATTCGTAGTGATCGAAGAACTCGCCATCACTCGACGAATTGCCCATGTCGGCCTCACTGTCCGAATAGATGAACAGGTCACCAAAGGGCGGCGAGTATACCGAGAAGCCGACGGACTTGTCTGGCAGTTGGCGCACCACATCGACGCAATCGCCATTGAACGCCGAATAGTTCTCGCCCTGCTTTTGGTCTATGCAATTGATGATGTCAGCCATGACGGCACTTTCCCTTTGTGAGTTGGATTGTATGTGAGTTTGACGGCGGCGCTGCGGTTGACGGCCCGGCGCATGGCCTTCACCATGGCAACCTTCATGCTGGCATGGTCATTGGCCTTGCGATCAATCACGCGCCCGATTTGATCTTCACCTTCGGCAACGGCGAGGTGGACGTTGACGTTGCGGGTCTGGCCGAAACGCCATGACCGACGCACCGCCTGATACCAGGCCTCATAGGAGAAGCTGCGGCCCGTGAAACCCATATTGGCGCAATGCTGCCAATTGAGCCCAAAGCCCGCAACGCTTGGCTTGGTGATGATGCGACGAACCTGCCCAAGTGAAAAGGCCTCAAGGTTCTCTTCTTTCTGCTCAATCCGCATAGAGCCTCGCACCTCGACGGCGTCTTTCATGCGGGCCTTAAGTGCGTCGGCCTCATAGTCGGTGTCACACCACGCAATGAACGGCTCGGCATTGTCGCTCACCGTCGCCATGATGTCGGCTCGGGCGTCGGACGTGTGCCGCTTAACGGCGTGCATATTCGTTGCGCTCACGTCGGCGCCAAACAGGCCACCACCAGACGATACCGGCAAGGCTTCGCAGTGGTGCTTGATGACGTTCAATGGAGGCAACACATAGCGCGAGCCGTCAAATCCCAGATCCTCCGGGTTTTGCGCGACGCGCGACCATGATGCCATCCAGTCCCAGAAATCATCCTCGGCATGGCGTTTGAGACGCCACTGTTGCGATGCTTCCTTCGTGTCATTGATAAACCACCGCATGAGCATTTCGTTGGCTGGCATAATGCCAAGGAACGACGATTG